AGGACGGGCGCGTGCTGCTGACTGACATGCGCGAGCGGTACTGCCGCTGGGCTCAAAAGCCTGTTTCCCCGAAGTGGTTTGCGCAGGGGATCGTAGGCGCTGGGTATCAGATCACGCCCAACCCGGTCTGGATTGGCACCCGCAAAGGTCGGGCGTGTCTGGGCCTTCGGTTGGTCTAACGGGCGCTTGGAACGGATCTTGGAACGCTTGGAACGGATCTTGGAACGGATCTTTTTCCCCATCTGTTCCACGCAACCCCCTCATTCTTATATACTTATTCTTCTTGGAACGGATGGAACAGGAGAATATAAAGAGTATATCAGTCAGGGGAAGGGGGAGAGGGGGGAGAACGTAGAAAATGAACGCAACAATGGAAACTGCCGTTCCATCCGTTCCAAGCGTTCCAAGCCCCCCTTCAACCATCCGGGAATTCCGGATAGTTCAGTGCGGGCACTTGAGCCGCGCCTGGGTAGCGGTGACGACCGCGCCGCACTTGGGACACCTGCGTAGCTTGGGCGGGCGGCCGCCTTGCGCGCCACGGCGGCGGGCCAGTTCGCGGTAGAGGTCGGCGGTGGGGACGGTAGTAAGGTCGGTCATAGCCAGAGGCCGGGGGCGCGGACTCCGGCCTTGTGTAGCGTCTCCAGTCGGGCGAATGCTTTATCTCGCACCTGCAGGTAAGGATTTGGGATCGGCGACCCGGTGCGGGGATCGGCGACGATTGCGCCGTTGTCGTCGATGTTTTTTTGTGCGGCGGTGTACTCCAGGAAGGCGTCCGCGTACAGCGTGGCGCGTTCGGCGGAGACCTTGGCCTTTGCCAGGATCTCCATTAGCTTTACTTTTTCCATACTTTTATGGCTCCGTTAAATGGTTTTAATTCTTCTGCGGTGAACAGCACGTGCGCGCCGGTGGCGACCTCTAGGTCGTGCTGGGTGTAGTGCGCCGGGAGATTCGGCAACGATTGCTCAATTGAGCGGACGAGGTCGAACACTCCGGCGCCTTCGGTCACGTCAAGCTGCTCGAATCTGGGATTGTGGTTGAGGTTCATGGAGCCGCGCACCACCACCTTGTGGGTGCCATTGTCCAGCGTGGCAATTTTGGCGTGGTTGAGCACGACTTTGATTGACCCTGGCCCGAACTTGTTCCGCCAGCGGGTCAGGAGTTGGCCTTGGCGGCTGGCCTTGTCTTCGCTGACTCGGAACGTGCGTGTCTTGGAGACTTGCTGCTCACCGGCGCGGTCGATCACTAGCGTCGCCTCCGTGATCGACCGGGACGCTAGTAGCGACTCAAACGTCTCGATCTCGTAGTCAGCAATGCACCAAGTCCAGATCGAGAGTTTTGACGGTCCCATTTCGCGGAGGCAGTGCTGTACTGCGTCGATCATGGAAAACTGGCCGCGAGTGACGGCAAACACTGCCATATCGCGCTCGATTGGGCCGATACAGTCGGCGGCAGATCGAAACGCTTCCACGGATTTACGGGAGCGGACGATAGAGCGGGAAGAGGTAGGTTGTTGCATCAAAACACCACCACGTATACGACCAGCACCAGCACCCAGCCGAGCACGGCAAACACCGCCTCGATTCCCAGGTAGGCGGGAGTGTCGTCCTCCCGCGCTGCCTGCGCCTGCCGGTCGATCAGCCACACCGCGGCGCTGCCGGCCGCGTCGGAGAGCGCCCAGAGGGCGCGGATTAGGTGGGTCATTCCTGCCCCTCCAGTTGCCCCAGTAGGCGAAACGCCCAGCCCAGCGTAATGGCCACGGCCTGAGCCGACTCGCGCTTGTAGGCCGTGTGGCCATCGGTCATCAGGCGCAGGGTCGCCCGCTTGCCGTGCGGCCAGGCGGTGTAGTCGCCGTCGCGAGAGACGGGGATTTCGTCGCGCCCGATCAGCGCGCCGGGGCGGACGGCGTCGCGCTGGCGGCAGGTCTCAGTGGTGACGTAGGCGTAGGTCATTGCGTCACCTCCTTGATCGAATTGGCGTTGATCCACAACACGGCGTTTCGGCCGTACTTCGGCCACTCTGCATTGGCTAGCGCCGTATGGGCCGAGCCAGTGTAGATGTGGCGCTTCTCGCCGGTGGCGGCAGTCAGAATGTAGCCGTTGCCGCGCTGGTTCCAGCGGCAGCGGATTGGCGTCAGGTCGCGCTGACGGCAGCGGCTAAGAGCGTCCTGGGTTTGGTAGTGCATTACAGCACCTCCCACTTTCCAGCCATCTGTGTGGACCTGGGGGTAACATCAAGTGTTCTGACCAAGCCTTTCTGGCGGTCGATAATCCGGTGCTCGGAGCACCAGTTCTGCGCGTCCGCGTAGAGCTTGCGTGCGCTGTCGTCCTCTCTGATATAGAGCCACCCGTCAGCCGTGGACATCTGTAGTTCGTATCTCATTAGAGCACCTCCGCAATAGCTGCATCGTAAGCGGCCTTCGCGGCGCGGTCGAGAATAGACTCGTATTCGTCGGCGAGGTCGGCGGTCGCATCGTCGCGGCGGTCGAATGGAATCGGCCCGCACCACGTTCCCATCGTCCACTCCGCCGCCTTGCGTTTGTGGCCGTCGTGGACGGCCTCTAGTTGGAGGCCAGCCTCCTCCCGTCCCCACTCTGCGCCGCGCTCGGCGGCTTCTTTTTTCATTTCTTCGCTCAACATTTGTTTTCTCCTGTGTGCCAGCGTTGCTGGCTACATCTATAGAATAGCAGAAACCATGCTTTATGCAATAGGAAAAATGCACTGATCGTAAAATAAATCATGGCTACTCGTCCGCCTCGCTGGTGCCAGCGTTGTCTTGCCGCCCATGGTCCACAATGTCCAGCCCGTCCGCGACCTACCGACCGGCGGCCCGACTCGACCAGGCGCGGATACGACTCGACTTGGCAACAGCTCAGTGTCATGGTGCGCCGCGAGGAACCGGTTTGCCGCATTTGCCAGGCGGCGGTGGCTACCGAGGTGGATCACATCATCCCGCTGCGTGCTGGCGGGGCGCGGCTGGAGCGAGAGAACCTGCAGGCCCTGTGCCATCAATGCCACACGTGGAAGACTAAGGGCGACCGGCGGCGCTATCCATAAATCCGGCTTATAGCTGGCGGACTAGTACCCTGTGGAAATCTGGGCGGCAAAAGGCGAAGCTGAGGCGAAGAAAAGGGGAGGGGTGGGTCGAATCTTGGCGGTTTTGAGCGCAGCACCGACTTCGGAATCCGGTTACGCTAAATTCTGGGTTTCCCGGTTTCGGTTTCCACAGGTTTTTCACAGGTTTTCCACAAGTACCCTCAAAAAACCACTAGTACCACGTTGGAGCGCTTCGTATAAGCGCATTAAAGGCACGCATGGTGGTATAAGCTAGAATCATGGGACTACGAGGACCGATACCGAAAAACCCGCCGCCGAAGCCCGGCCCAATCATCCAGGAATCCATCGCCCCGCCGGCCAGCCTGTGCCCCGAAGAGGTCGCCATCTTCCGGCAACTGGTCGAAGACAATCGCGCCGCTGGCGTTCCCATGCGGCAGGCCGACGCCGCGCTGTACGCCGACCTCGCCTCGGCGACGTATCGCCGCGAGTCAGCAGCAGACGACCGCGTTTGGCTGGCATTAACGCGCCAAATGGAAGAGTTGCGCGGCCAGTTGTGCATCGGCCCCAGAAGTCGCGGTCGCGCCGGAATCCGCGACGTCGAAAAGCCGGTCGCCAAGACGGCGCTGGCCAAGGTCTTAGAGCTTGCCAAAACAAAGCACCAGTAACAGCAACTGGCTGGACCTGAGCGCGGTGCAAATGGCCGAGACGCTTATCGGCGGCCTCACCCTGACCAAAGCCACCCGCTCCGGCGGCCCAGAGCCGTTTGAGCTGCTGCCGCACTCGCGGAAACTGATTGCCAACCTGCTCGGCTGGAAACGCGCCGACGGCCGCCGTCTGTACCGCAAGGCGTTTGCGTCCATGGGCAGGAAACAAGCCAAAACCCAGACCGTCGCCGCGTTGGTCGTCGCCGAGTTTTTCCTGTCGCAGGAGAAAAAGCAGGAAATTTACATGGCCGCGAAGGACCGCGACCAGGCGAGCATCTGTTTTGACGCGGTGGCCGACATGATCCGCGCCAGCGAGGACCTGCTCCCGCTGGTGACGATCACCGAGTCTCGCAAGCTGATCCGGCACAACGAGTCTGGCTCAATCATCCGCGCCCTGAGCAGCGACGGCGCCGGCAAACACGGCTACAACCCATCGTTGGTGGTCTTTGACGAATTGCACGCCTGGGGCATTGCCGAGCAGGAACTTTACGACGCGCTCACCACCGGCTCAAAGTCGCGTCGCAACCCGCTGTGGGTGACGATCACGACTGCGGGCAGCAATCAGGAATCTATCTGCTACAGAGAGTATCAGTACGCCAAGCGCGTGGCCTCCGGCGAGATTCAGGACGAAAGCTACTTTCCCCTGATCTACGAGGTGCCTATCGACGCCGACTGGACCGACCAAAGCCTGTGGCCGCTGGCCCTGCCGACGCTGGGCGTGCTCCATGATATTCGCGACTACGAGGAAGAGTTCCGGCAGGCCTTGGCGCGGCCCGAGAAGCAGAACACGTTTCGGCGCTTGTACCTGAATCAGTGGACCAGCGCCACAACGACGTGGATACCGCTGCGCGACTGGGACCAGTGCATGGACGAGTTCCCAGACCTGGCCGGTGTGCCGTGCTACGGCGGGCTGGACCTTGCCGCTGTGCGCGACTTGACCGCGTTTGCTCTGTGCTGGCCATATCAGGGCAAAGTCTATTACCGGGCCTGGGCATACCTGCCGTCGAAGATGCTGGCCGAGAAGACCGCAACCGACGGCGTGCCATACGTCCAGTGGGCGCAGGGCGGGCACATCGAGACTATGCCTGGCAATACGGTTGACTGGCGCTACGTGGTGGCACACATCGAAAAGCTGTCCGAGCAGTACAACATCCAGGCCATTGCCTACGACCGTTACGGCGCACGCGACACAGCGCAGCAGCTACAGGACGCGGGTATAAGCGTTGTCGAGTTTGGGCAGGGTTATGTGTCGATGTCGCCCGCCGCCAAGCGGTTTGAGCAGTTGGTGCACGAGCGGCAGCTAGTACACGACGGCTCGCCGGTCCTGCGTTGGAACATCGAATGCTGCGAGATTGCCAGCGACCCCGCAGGCAACATCAAACCGGTCCACCCAGACCGCCATCGCGAGACGACTCGCAACGACCTAGTCATCGCGTGCGTTATGGCGACTGGAATCAGCACCAGCGCCAAGCCGAAGGAGCGCAGCGTCTACGAGGACATGGTGCCAGTGACGCTGGGCTGGTAGCACGCCAAGCAAAATTCGTGATACCGTGGTAGCAAGATGCAGTAGGGATTGTGATACCGGATGAACCTTTTCGGCAAGCTCATGGTCAAGCTCGGCGCGACGCCGCCACCGGATAACGACTTCTGGTATCGGCCTGTGTCTGGAAGCAAGTACTACGTTTCGAGCGAGTCGGCCATGCGTATCACTGCCGTTTGGGCGTGCGTGCGCGTGATTGCCGAGACTATCGGCAGTTTGCCGCTTGGGATCTATCGGCGTGGCAGAGATGGTCGCGAGTTGGATCGCAACCACCCGCTGTACTACCTGCTGCATGACTCGCCTAACCCGGACATGACCGCTTTTGAGTTTTGGGAACTCGCTGCGAAGTGTCTGTGTCTGAGCGGCAACTTTTACGCGCGGATCCAGACCAACCAGCGCGGCGACGTGACCCAGCTGACGCCGCTGTCGCCGTCGTCCGTGCGCGTGTTCCGCGACCCGGAAACAAAGGTCATGGTGTATCAATACGGGCAGCAGATGTTCACCGCATCGGACATCCTGCACATTCCAGGCCTGGGCTACGACGGTGAAGATAGTCTGACCGGCTACTCGCCCGTGGGTTATATGGCGCAGGCCTTGGGCATGACACAAGACGCCGAAGGCTACGGCGCGAACTTTTTCAAGAACAACGCCACGCCGCCTGCCTACATGACCGTGCCGCAAGCACTGAGCAACGAGGCGCGGAAGAACCTGCAGACCTGGCTGATGGAAAGCTACGGCGGCGTTCGCAACGCTGGCAAGATCGGCGTGCTTGAGCAGGGCGCGGAAATTAAGACGGTGGCTATTAATCACCGGGACATGCAGTTTCTGGAGCTGCGGCAGTACCAGAAGGCCGACATCTGCTCGATCTTCCGCGTGCCGCCGCACATGATCCAGGATTTGACGCGCTCGACGAATAACAACATCGAGCACCAGGGCATCGACTTTGCCACGCATACGATTCGGCCATGGCTGACGCGCATCGAGAAGCGGATCAACCTGCAACTGTTTGGCCCGCGCGAGGCGACGAATTACTACGCGGAGTTCAACATGGACGCGCTTTTGCGGGGTGACGCGGCCAGCCGGGCGAACTACTACAGCGCCATGCGAAACATCGGCGCGTTGAACGCGAACGAGATTCGCTCGAAGGAAAACATGAACCCATACGACGGCGGCGAACTTTATCTGGTGCAGGGTGCCATGGTGCCGGTCGCGCAGGCGGGCGCGTTTCAGGGAGGTCAGCGATGAATGTAGACCAAGCACAACAGCTATTACTCCAGACGCCGCAATCGCTTTTGTCGTCGCTGCGGCCTGCCGAGTTGCTCCAAATGCCGGAGGAAGGCGACAAGGTCGAACTCCCCGGCAAGCGCAAGCGCGATGTGCTGTTCTATAGCGGCGCGAAAGTCGAACGAGTCGATATGTGGTCTGGCGACGTATACGACTTGTCGTTCGGCATGGACGGCGGCGACCTTACGCAGCTGGCGGGCAAGCCCGTCCTGGACGGCCACCAGCAGGAAGAGGTCGAGTATGTCCTCGGCGTGGTGGAGAATCCGCGGCGTACCCGTCGCGGCTACGAGGCCACGCTGCGGTTCTCCGACCGGGAAGATGTTGCGCCGGTCTGGCAGGACATCGAAGACGGCATTCTTACCAGCGTTTCCATGGGCGTTCAGATCGTGGAGATGACGCAAGCGCCGGATTCGACGGTCAAGCGGCCACATTTGCTGGCAAG